ATGCGTAAAGATATAAAAGGTTTAAAAGAAGATGTTAATAAAAGCAAAGGTGGTTTTAGAGTATTGTTACTCATTGGTGGTGCTATAGCTTCCTTGCTAGGCTTTATCAAATACAATGGCTAGAAGAGTAAAAGCTATTACAGGCTTAACTACAGAATTAAAAGCACAACTTAGACTTTGCAAAGATCCTAATCTTCTTGTGTTCACACCCCTTGGTGGTCTTGGTCCAGTAGATATTGTTACTTTAAATATGACAACAGGTGAGTATACTGCTTATGATGTTAAGTCTAAAAATTATAGAAAGAAAGATGTTTATGTTGCCAAAGATGGATATAAAAGAAATCTTAAAGGATCATTTATATCTAGAGGTACAACCAAAGAACAAAAGAAACTTAATGTAAGGATTATATACGAATGAAACTATCACGAAACTTTACTCTTCAAGAATTAATTAAATCAGATACTGCAGTTAGAAAGGGTATTGATAATAATCCTAATGCAGATCAAATAGAAAAACTTAAAACTCTTTGCGAGACTATTCTACAACCAGTTCGAGATCACTTCGGAAGAGTTAAGGTAACGAGTGGATTTAGATCTGAACAACTTTGTGTAGCGATAGGCAGCTCAATTAATAGCCAACACGCCAAAGCAGAAGCAGCAGATTTCGAAGTAGTAGGCACAGACAATGCTGAACTTGCAGATTGGATATATAAAAACTTAGAGTTTGATCAATTAATCTTAGAATATTACAAGGTAGGTGAGCCTAATTCTGGGTGGATACATTGTAGTATTTGTGATAAGGATCCTAGAAAGCAATTCCTTCATGCTTATAGATCTGAAGGCAAAACAAAATACAAGCCAGTAATTGGTAAGGCAAAGGATTTAGTATAATGTGGTTAAGTGCTATTAAACTTGCAGTACAAGCAGGTAGTCATATTTATAAAAACAAACAGAAAACTAAAATGCTTATGGCAGATGCTCAAATGAATCATGCTGCTAAGATGGCAAAAGGTGAAGCAGAGTATCAAGGTAAATTATTAGAGAGTAGAAACTCAGATTGGAAAGACGAGTTCATTTTAATTTTACTTAGTGTGCCAATAGTAATGTTAGGATTTGCAGTTTGGTCTGACAATCCTGCTCACATGGAGAAGATGCAGCTCTTCTTTGAATACTTTTCTAACCTACCCTTTTGGTATCAAACTATATTCGTGGGAGTAATAGCTTCTGTGTATGGTTTGAAAGCAACAGATTTAATTAAGAGAAAGTAATGTCAACACAAGCACCTACAATGTTCGTATCACAGTATAGTAAAAAGAAACCTACACTTCTTTCGCAGCAAACAGGTAAGAAGAAAAAGAAAAAGAAATATAAAAAGAAGAAGTAATGGCAAAGCAAAAGTTTACACACTTTATACCTAGAGAGAAACCTAAGAAGCGTGGACCAGGTGCGCATAAAAAATCTAAGAATAAAAGTGAGAAGCGTCAACAAAAGCTAACAAGATACAAGGGTCAAGGAAGATGATTGATAAATTTTTTTATAAATTTTTTGGTTTACTAGATAGGTTTGCTAGTCATTTAGATAGAATATTTTTTCCTAAGAAGAAGAAAAAGAAATGAAGATAAGCGAGAACACATCTGTTGCTATGCCAATTAAAAATATGGTTGGTATTATTGTTGGTGTTGCTATGGGTATCTTTGCGTACACAGAAGTGACTGCAAGACTAACTTCATTAGAGACTTCTAGAGAATTAATGAACTCTGATCTACTTAAAAAGTCAGAGCAAACAACTACAGACAAAGAACAATACTTACTTCTTGAAGATCTATACGAAACTGTAGAGAAGCATCAAGAACTTTTAGATAAGAATATCCATACACAAGTTATGCTAGATCACATAGAAGCACAGTTAAAAAAAGCATTAGAAGATATTGAAGATTTAAAAGATAAGGTAAGACAAAATGGAAACAGTCATTAGCACAGTTGTTGCACTTTGTATGTTTGTTGCTGGAGAGTTACAAGAACATAGAATCCAAAACAAAATGTCAGATTGTTTAAAAGGCAAAAGACTTGCTGAAAGAACAAACACAGGAGATAACATTGAATATAAGTGTGGTAAAGTACAAGCTGAATTAGAAGATAATATAGATGGTAGTAAATCAATCAAAAAGATAGTAGAATAAGTTATGGCAAAAACACCAGCATGGCAGAGAAAAGCAGGAAAGAATCCCAAAGGTGGATTGAATGCTAAAGGTAGACGAAGTTATAATCGTGCTACTGGTGGCAATCTAAAAGCACCAAGTAAAAAGGTTGGTAACAAAAGAAGAGCATCCTTCTGCGCGAGGATGAAAGGGATGAAGAAGAAATTAACTTCAGCTAAAACAGCAAGAGATCCTAACAGTAGAATTAATAAAGCATTAAGAGCTTGGAACTGTTAATGAAAAAAAAGGGATGGAAAAAACAGAAAGCTAAATCTTTTATTTGTGGTTACTGCAAGGAATGTAATAAAGAATTAATTAGTGACAATGGTGGTTGGATTGTTACTGCTAAAAGAGAATATTTTTGTCATGATGGCAAAGATGGTAGTTGCTTTGACAACTATTGTGAGTTAAAACTTCAACAACAACAGGAGAATAGTTATGTATGGTAAATCAAAAGGTAAAAGCAAACTAACTGCTAAACAAAAAAAGCTACCATCTTTTTTACAAAAAAAGATAATGAAGTCTAAAGCTAAAAAGAAAAAATAAATGAAGAAAAAAAGTAGTGTAAATAAAGCTGGTAATTATACCAAACCTACATTAAGAAAGAGATTGTTTCAGCAGATCAAGGCTCGTAAAACTATGGGTACTGCTGCTGGACAATGGTCAGCTAGAAAGGCTCAACTACTTGCTAAGACTTACAAGTCTAAAGGTGGTGGGTACAGATAATGGCATTGGCTAAAAGACAACGAAGTTTAAAAGCATGGAGCAAACAAAAATGGCGAACAAAGTCTGGCAAAAAATCATCAGTTACTGGAGAAAGGTATCTTCCAAGTGCAGCGATAAAAAACTTATCTGCTTCAGAGTATGCAAGAACTACTGCTGCAAAAAGGAAAGCTAAAAAATCTGGTAAACAATTTAGTAAACAACCTAAGTCTATAGCTTCTAAGGTAAGAAGATATAGAAGCTACAGTTAAACATTAATCTGTTTTAATTCTTCAAACTCTTGCCAGATAGAATTTTCTGCACCCCAATAATTTTTCTTATCTTGTTTGTTTCTTATAGAGTGAATGATTGTAGTATGATCTTGATTAAATACTCTAGCCATAGAAGATAAGCTAACATTGTAACCTTCATACAATAGGTTATAGATTATACTTCTTGCTCGAACTACATCCCTAGTTCTACCTTTACTAAAGATGTCATGTTTGCTTACAGTATATTTCTCACAAACTTTATCTACAAGTTTAGATACGACTTCTAAGTTTGCGTTCTTTGTTTTAAATGTAGTAGCAATTTTAGTTTTGTTATTGCTATCCATTATTGGTTGTCTTTGCATTAGTTCTGCTGCGTACAGAAATCCTTCCGAGAACCCTACCTCATATAATCTTTCTTCTTGGCTCGTAAGAAGGTAAAATGCTTTCTTAACTTTGTAGATAAAGTTGTTTTGATTTAAGTTATTGATGTGTTTGTTATAGTGTGTGCTTACATTTATAGTCATAGATCCCCTACGTTTTCCTTTCTTTTTTTTCAACTATTAAGTTAATAACTATTTAGCTGTCATTAACTCTTCTTTTGTCTGCTCTATTTGCCAAAGTAATTTATAAGAATCTTGTTGATACTTATTTACTTTCAGTTTCGCTTCCAGATACTTCTGATGTTTCTTCTCTTGAAGATCCTTTAGCTTCTGCAGACGCAATCGGATTTGTTCCATCATGCTCCTTTTTTACTGTTGCAAAATCAAACTTTAAATTGTTGATCTTGCATTCTACAAACTCTCCTCTATTCGAGTTGTTTGCAGCTTTCTTTACATCATCAAAGAGTTCGATCATTTCAAAATGACACTCTCCATTGATAATTCTTTTAAATTTTGTCATACTTATTTAGTTTTTTCAACTTCTTTTTTGATCAAAAAATCTATATACTGTCTAGCTTTTTTAAGATCTTCAATACCATTCTTTCTTTTATATCTAGAAATATATTTAATTACATTACCTTCACAAAAATTAAAATTGTTTTCAATAATAAAATCTATTGGTTCAATCTTGTTTGCTATGTAGTGTGCTGGTTCTTTTATATTGTCTGCCATATTAAATCCTTTTTTTAGCAAGGTGGGGAAAACGATAGAAAGGGAAAAAAAACCCCACCCTGCTTGATACCCTTTAGCCTAAGTTAAAAGGTATATTCGTTATTACCACCATCATTTGCTTTTGCAAAGCTATTTTTACCTGCTCCACTTGGTGTTAAAATTACTGTCAACTCACCTTCCTTGACATTGCCGTCTTGATCTTTAGACGGAAACGCAGCTTGGTTATACCACTTACCATTTATGTTTACACCAATGGTCCAGTTCTTATCTGGGTGCTTCATATTTTTTGGACCAACATAGACAGGAAGTTTATCGCTTGGTGACTTCCAATCTTTGTTCTTAGTTAGGTTGATGTATATTTTTTCGGATTGATTATCCATGTTTACTCCTTAGTTATATCAACTACTGTTGATTATTGTTTAGTTTGACTTCATGCTTACGAGTGATGTCTCTAATCTGTTCGTATGCTTTGAAGTTATTGTTTTTAAGATGACCAACAACTGATCTTACTTGGCTTTTAACTGTTGATAATTGTTTAACAGTTTTAGTTTCTGTAATCCTGTTGATGATCTCTTCTACATCCACTTCATCATCCATGTATGTAGGTTCTGTAGATTGCTCCACAGAATTTTGTTCGAATGGTTTAGCATTGTAACCATCTTCTAAATCCATTCCTGTTTTTAGGTTCAACGCATTTAAGAACGCATACTTTTTACTGTATGACATTGCTTGACCTGTTCCATACTTATCTAATCCACCCATTGCAGTACATCCATCGATCACAATAAAACTTTTTGGATCATCGATGTCAGTTATTCTCATGGTACAAGTTACAATTACAAATCTATCTGTAACATCTGTTATGTAATTACAAGTTGGATATAAATTATTTTTTAGTAAAGCATCCATTGCCACTCTTTGCACATCATCATGTAACAAAGGATTGAAAGGCATACCCTTAACCTTGTTTGCTTTTTGCACAGACTTTGCGTGGTTACACGCATTGTGTAACTTCTTATGTATGTTACTCATATTGTTTGTTCCCATTCTATATACGTTATTGTTTTCACTACTCATATTTAATACCCCATAGTTTATTGATTAATTGTTTTTGTTCATCTGCTAAATCTTTATAATAAAAGAAATGATTAAGATCTGGTGGCTCCATCATGTTAGCTAATGTATTGATGTTACCCTCACAAAACATAATCATCTTCTCCCATGTTAGAATTTTATCTATCATAATATTGTAAAGATGTTGCAAATGGTCTGCCTTCATTAACTCATGGCTCTTATCAAAGATGATATAATCTTTATCATTAACATATACCAAGTAAGGTATCTTCTTTGTTGCCATGTAGTAGAACGAAGTTTGTGTAAGGTTTTCAATTGTAGGTTCACTAGGTAATTCTTGAGTGATCATGTTCCACTCTTCCTTACCTTTAACTTTCCTTAAATTAGGTGGCTTAGTTTTTAATTCTATAAATTTTGTTTTAGTTTCATAATCGATACGACCAATGACAGGCTTGATCATATCAAACTCTTTTAGTTCTACATATCTTTCGCAAACTAATTTATCTTTACCAATAATTTCTTGCACAACCTTTTTTGTAATTGGAATACAATCTTCTGCAAACTTAATCATAGCTTCTCTGCCGTACTTATCCTTTGCATCAACAGGTGGATTGATATTTATGTTTTCTTTTTCTTGATCGAAACAAACTTTATAATCTCTATCCCACTCTGTCTCTTTGATTGTCTTTGATTTATAAATTACATCTGCAATTAATTTCTGGACCACATTGTTTACTAGGTTGCCAAAGTTTGCTTTATATCTAAATGGAAACTTCCTTCTAACTTCTTGAGGGAAACTGTAACCAATAATATTTTTTGCAAAAGGTGTTGATGTTGATGAGTATGACCAATGATCTAATCCTTCACCACCATTAAATATTGAAAATGCTTTTTTTATTTTATCGTTTTCCATTTTTTTCCAATCTGTTTTTTTGCTAACGATTACAATGATTTTAATAGGTTGTCAACGGATAATTATAATTGTATAACGGAGAGAAAATGATCAAAAAAAAACTACCATATAAAAAGGTGCGTGTAATTTGGCAAGATATTTGCAGCTCAAGTCAATGGTATGATGACTTATCTGATGTTGATAAGTTTAGCTATACTTGGTGTGAGGATATTGGATACCTATATTATAAAGATTCTAAAGTAGTTAAAATATTCACTTCATTTTTTTATGATGAGGATAAGTTATCTATTGGAAACATAACTGCTTATCCTAGATCAGTAGTTAAAAAAATAATATATGAGAAATGACATACTCTGGAATCTTTGATGAAACTAATTGTAAAGAAGAATTAAAACGAGCCAAGAAATATATTAAGAAACAAGCTGATATAATTTTTGCACTTGAGAAAGAGATTGAAGAGAAAGAAAACGAGATAAGGGTTTTAAAAAATGGCTAGAAATGTTTATGCTTTCAGTAATGGTTTATATTCTGATTGGCACAGAAAATATGATGGAATTTCCTACATCGATGTTGATTCTGTTGAGTGTTGTCAGTATTGTTATGAACCTTTGGCTATCATTGAGACTTGCTATGATAAAGGTCAACAATTTAAGGCTACAACCCTCTCAAAGATCATTGCTGAACGCCTAAATATACCCTGCTTTTTAGTTTTCTATAAAGAATTGACACCAAGTAGCCTAACCTTTAGGATCAAGCGTATACGTAGCTCTAAGACAGAGTTTCAGCTAATGAATGAGGATCAATGGGTACATATTTTGAGATCCTTGCATGACCACCACAAATTAAATTGTAAATCAACTAAACGAAAGGATAAATAATGAATGTAAGTAGAGGATTTTTACATATAACTTATAAACTATATCACCATTTAGATTTGGTAGACGGAGAGAGAAAGTCTCATTGTTTAAATGTTTTCTTGTCTGTTATGAAATATGCTTGGAAAAAGAATGGATACAAGGCTCAACTGCGTCATGAAACAATACACAAAGATACAGGTTTGTGCCGTACTACAATTAAATCTTGCTTAGAAACTTTAAACAAACTTAATATTGTTAAATCTGTTAGGGGTAGATCTGGTAAAACTTATCTTGTTAATGAAACATTTTTAAGAGCCGAGAAACTTTACGAGCCAACCCAGATAGCCGTTAAACCTACACAAGATAGCCGTTTTACGGCTACATTAGAAGAAACAATATCCATTAATAATATAGGTAAAATAGTTAAGAGTTTTGCAGGGGATAGGGAGAAGATATTAGATGAATTATCTAAGCTCCCTATCAACGAATTAAAAGAAGATAAAACTAATGTCTATCTCTGTAAGTTAGCCATTCAAAGAAAGGAAGATAACGAAAGAGAGAGTAAAGCAACCTATGTTAATAGTGAAAAAATTCTGACGGCATTGTCTAGAATAAAAAAACAAGCTAACCCAAGATATAGAGAGAAAGTTGAATACAATAAACGAAACAATTTAAACTGGAAAGGAGAGCCAAATAAATAATGCCAGGTAGACCAATGCGTAAGGTATTCTGTCAAGGGTTCACTCGTGCTGGGTTAAGAGAGGGTAAGAAAATACCTTGTAGAATGAAAGGTTATCCACTATCTGGGGGTAAGGTTTTTAAATGTAAATATCATGGCTATCAAAACTATGATAAGTTTAACAAAGCTAATTACACAGATGAAACTAGAATAAAACAACTATCAAAACTAATACAATTTAGGAACTATACTGATGAGCAAATCAAAGAATACTATTACAACAAAACCAAACCAAGAATTATTAACAAAAGAAAATCTGTCTACCATTTGCGAAAAATTGGTAAACGGAATGACCCTTACAGAAATACTAGAAGACAAGCAGTATCCTTTCAGCTTGATGAAGTTTTATCATTACTTAAAAAAAAATCCAGAACTAGAAACGAAAGTAGTTGAAGCTAGAAAGCTAGGTGTTCAAACTTTAATTGATAAACTGCTACAAGTTTTTAACTATCAAGAAGTTGAATCTCCCAATGAGATATTATGGATAAGAGAGAAAGCTAAGTTTGTTCAATGGGTTGCTGGAAAATTAACTGATCTCTATTCGGATAACAAACCTATTAAGCAAAACATAGACCAGAAAATGACTATCAGCTGGGAAGATACTCAAGAT